CTCTTCTTTAGTTGGGGCAGGTGCTGCTGGTGGGCTGGCTTGTTCTGCTGCCCATGCGGCTTCTTCCGCATCTCTTGCTGCCTCTTCCTCTGCGGTAAATAGCACTGGACCTTCTGCTGTCATATGGTGTCTTGGCATGATTACTCCTTAGTTAGCTTTTCTTAATACCATACAAACGGAAAGTGCCAGCCGTGATGACCCCAGAAGTTAAATAAAATCTAACCCCTGTAAGTGCGCTGGTACTTGAATTTACCCCTCCCCCAGCAAACCATGCACCTGAAGTTGCTCCGTTTCTATAGAAAAATCCCGCCCAATCAACCCCTTTAGCATAAGAAGTAGATGCTGGGCTATGTACACGATACTCAAAACTTGTTGGCCTATTTGCTCCAATAGTGTCAGAAGACACAAATATGGTTGTTCCACCATCATTTCCACTGTAAGTGTCACCTGTACTTATCATGTTAACCGACGCTGAACTGTAATTAGAATCGGTGTCATAACTACCCCCAACTTTAAGTCTTGATCTGATGCCGACGTTACTGGTGTCTGGAATAAAGTTAGAAACTTTAATTACATATTCGTCGTAGGTAGAGTCAAACGTAGTTTCAATATCAACTGTTGAACTACTGCTTGCAGTTACTGTGGATAAGAAAACCATTGAACCGCCAGCAGGAGGAGCTACCCATGTCGGTGCGCCAGCACCGTTTGTCTGTAGCAGTTGACCCGCCGAGCCGACTGCCAGCATCTGTGTTGTACCCGCAGCAGACTGGTATGGAATTGTGCCGTTGGAGCCGCCAGCCACGTTAGTGGCTGTGCCAATTGTAATGCCACTCAAACTCGTAGCGCCCGTACCGCCGTTAGCAACCGGAAGCGTACCAGTGACGCCAGTGCTTAAAGGGATATTGGTCACTGTGTTGTTTGATGCGTTAATTGTCTTATTCGTCAACGTAGCCGTGCTGCTTGCTGTAAGCACATTTGACGGCGTGATAATGCTTGATAGAGTTGCCATGATTTACTCCTTACGGCTTGACCGGCCAAGTGATTGTAGTCGGAAAGCCCGCTTGTTGTGGGAGGTCACGAAGAGCTTGGCGGTAAGCAGCCCACGCTGCTTGATCCACTGGAGCGTCAATAACCTGCGTCCAGTCGGATGCAGTTAACAGTTGATTGCGCTCTGCTCTTAGGCGAAATGCAACTCGATCATTTTCGCTGGCTAGGTACTCAGCTTCCCGTGCATCCTGTTCGGATTCTTCCGCATCGGTAAACTGAACCAGAACCCCATCAATCATTTTATGTCTCATGTCAAACCTCCCGAAGGATAAAGGTTCCTGCCGTGTAATTTCCAGACTGTCTCGTAAAAGTTATATCATTAAGGTTTGTCTCATTTGTCGTAAGCCAGCGCCAAGTCCTCCTTGTCTCAAGTGTTCGAGGAGTGTCATTAGTCAGTCTTGTGATAGATTCGATAAGAGTCTCAACAGTACCTACTGATATTTTCATAGTTCCGGCAATGCGCTGTAATCCAGTTCCGTTTGCAGGAGTGCCTGAATTTATTATATTTTGATCGTTTCCGTTATCGCCAGTCACGGTTGAGTTGCTTAGGATTACTGTATATGTTGCATCTCTCAAAGTGTCAGACCTGATAGTAAGTCGGCTATCGCCAGTGGTGCTAACCTCAACATTTTCTAGAAATAGCATCATATTGCGCCGATAATTCAATCCAGTTGAGAACGCTACGCTTGCCACTCCAGTAGAAATTGTCTGCGTAATTTCCCCTTTCTGAATGTTGTAGTAAAAGAAGTTGCTCCCATTGCAAACAATTAGGCCCATTTCTCTCGGCCAGAGCACCCAAGTTGTTTGCGCTACACCGTTCACGGTTATAGTTTCTGTGCTATTCGGGTCAAGCGTTACAAATCCTGTCCCTGAGTTGCCAACATATGCAAACCATCCACTCCCAAGCGTTGCTGCTGCTGTAAAGGTTTGGCTAAACGTGCCGCTGGTAATGTCAATCAAGTTGCCGCGATTTGTGCCGTCAAGAATTGTGTTGCTCGTTCTAGCCACTCTCACAACTGCCGAGCCAGCAGGCAAAGCCACATACTCCAAAGCAGTAGCCCCAGAGTTAACTGCTAATATTTGTGTAGCCGTTCCAAGCGTAGTGAGTCCAGTACCGCCGTTAGCGACAGGAAGCGTACCAGTCACACCCGTACTTAATGGTACGTTGGTGACTGTGTTGCTTGCGCCATTGATAGTCTTGTTGGTCAGCGTTTGAACACCATCCAGCGTTACAGCAGTGCCGCCGTTACCGCCGATCTGAGAGTAGACTTCCCAAGTAGAGCCGTCATAAACGAGCTGCACACTTACGCCGGTAATGTCGCACACAAGGTCTTGAGACAGACCGCCAATCGTTGAGCCGTTTCTGCCTACCGTGAGGTTGTTAGTACCCCAGAACGATCCTGAGTCAGCCACAACTACTTGAGCGCCTGTTGCCGGAGTTGCTGGCAGAGTAACGGTAAACGCACCGCCAGAGGTATCTGCAAGTACGCCTTCTTTGTCGAAAGTGGTGTAGTTGGCTGTCTTCACTACATATTCAAGACCGCCAGCAGCAGGAGGTGCGCTTGACCATGTTGTGCCGGTTGAGGTCAGGACGTTGCCAAGTGTGCCTGGCGATGTAATTCCCGTGCCACCGTTAGCAGCAGCAAGAGTCCCCGTAACCTGAGTCGCTAGGTCAATCGTTGTGGCTACCGGAGCAACATTCTGCCAAGCAGTGCCGTTATAAACTCTTGAAGTGTCCGTAGTGCTGTTGAAATACAAAGCACCTTCCACTAGAGCGTTGCCGTCATTGTCTAGTGTTGGGTCAGATGCTTTAGCTCCCAAGAACCTGTCGTCAAACAGGTCAAAGCTGTTAGCAGCACTAGTTGCAGATGCCGCTGAGTTTGTTGCAGATGTACTAGCAGCAGATGCTGATGCTGTTGCTGACGATGCGCTTGATGTAGCACTTGCTGCTTGCGCGGTCGAAATCACAGCTTGAGCTGTAGAAATTCCAGCTTGTGTTGTTGCCGTTGCTGCCGAAGCTGCCGAATTTGTTTCGCTTGTTGCCGCATTACTTGCGCTAGTCGAAGCATTCGAGGCTTGAGTTGTCGCTGTTGCGGCAGAGGCAGCACTTGCTGCGGCAGAGGCCGCACTAGCCGTTGCAGATGTCGATGAGTTACTTGCCTGAGTAGTCGCTGTTGCGGCAGACGCACTTGCGCTTGATGCTGAAGTCGAAGCATTGCTTGCCGAGGTGCTCGCGTTACCAGCCTGGGTCGTTGCAGTCGCTGCGCTTGTGGATGCTAAACCGGCCTGAGTCGTTGCCGTAGACGCGCTTGTGGCCGCATTGGTGGCTTGTGTCGTCGCAGTCGAGGCACTGGCAGCAGCAGCCACTTGAGACGCAAGAGCAGCCGTTGCAGAAGCCGCAGCAGCAGCACTCGTTCCCACCCAGTCACTAGGAGAGGATGCCGGAGTGTCGCCGACAGTTGTTCTTAACGCTGTGTAGAATATTCCATCAGGGCCGACTACGTTCTGGCCGACTGTATAGGTAACAGTGGACACATAAGCCAGGCTTATTAACACCCAGTAAGCAGCCTCAGTAGTCGGGTTTTTATTCAGGTTTGAGTTCTGGAGTGACTGATAAAGCAGATTGCTAACAGTAACGACCGCGCCTTCGGTGTACGTTATGCCTGAATTCCAATCGACCGAGTACAGCAGAACCCAGTAACCAGAAGTAGACGCTGGGTTGTTGTTGACGTTATTGGCTGCTAGGGAGACGTAGAACTCGCCGTCACTGCCCTGCACTACGTCATTGGCACCGTAAATCTTGGACGATACCCAAGCATCACCAAAGGCACTGGTTGTCTGGCCTACTGGGTCTCGAACAAGTATCTGAACATTCGCACTGGTGGTTAATATAGCCTTAGCCACGCCATCGAAGAAGATGTTGGGCTGGCGACCAGCAGCAGTCAGGATCACCGGATTGGTGTTTGGTATCGTGAGGTTAACGTCTGAGTAAGTGGCCTTGGGCGTAGTGGTGCCGGTCTCGTAGAAGTAGATTTTGCCAGAGATCAGAGGATCGCCCGCGTCATCAAAGTATTGTGAATCTAGATCGCCGTATCTCGCCATTTAGTTATTCTCCGCACCATCGTATGAATCACCGAAGAAGTAATCGGTCATACCTACATTCATGATCCGCTTTGCATATGCTGGCGGCAGTGTGTCAATCCAAACTTTAAACACAGGACTTCTCATCAATGCGTCACCAGCCCCGCGATCAGGATTGCCTTGAGCGCCTCTGATAACCATGCGCCTGAAGTCAGCGTTACCCATTAGATCAGAAGCAGCAGTCACAGCGTCAGGGCCAGCAGAGCTAAACAGTCCAGAAACCCTGCCATCAATTTTAGGAATCATTGGTAGGAGTTTTGCCAAAATTCCGTTGTCAGAGCCAAAATCTCCCATTGCTTTAACTATCCCAGTTTTTGGAACAGTACCTATGGCAGTTGAATACCGATTAGATATTATAGCTAAATTGTCCAGAAAAGACTCTGCCCCTTCAGGCATATAGCCCATTAATGTTTCCTTTGCTTTTGGAGAATTACTTAGCTTCTGCCAGAACGCAGAGAACCCGCCCATATTTAACTGAGGCTGATTCCTTGCCCCCTTTGTAAATATGTCATCCATC